CCTGTGCATCCAGCCGTTCGGCCAGACGCCATCGCCGACCCGCTACGTGCCCTCGTCGGCCGGTGCCCGGCAGCTCGCCGAATCCATCGCGCCGCTGGGGACGTGGGAGGGGTGGTGTGACGCGGTGCGCGTCGTGGCGGACCGACCGCACGCCTTCCTCGCCATGTACGCCGCCGCCGCCGCGCCGTTCCTGCGCATCCTCGACGCGCCGAACTTCGGCGTCGACTTCGCCGGGGACAGCTCAAGCGGGAAGTCGACAGTCCTCGAGTTCGGGGTGAGCACCTACGGGATGCCCCGCAACGGGCGCGGCTATCGGTCGTGGGGTGCGACGCTGGCCGGCGCCGAGGGGACGGCGGGGATCCTCTGCGACCTGCCGCTGGCTCTGAATGAGGGGCAGCTCGTGAAGCCCCAGGACCGTCCGGCCGCCGGTGCCCTGCTCTACGCCCTGGCTGAGGGCAGCAGCCGGGCCAAGGGCGCGCTGGGGCGCCTGGGGCTCGCCCACGTCGACGACTGGCGCACCGTGGTCATCTCGACCAGCGAGGAGGGGATCACGAACTGGGCGCCCACCGACGGCGTGCGGGCCCGTATCCTCGTCGTCCACGGCGCACCCATGCGCGACAAGAAGCAGGCTGACGATCTCGTGGCCGCCATCCGACAGCACCACGGCCACCTCTACCCGCGCATCCTCGACAGGCTCGTCGGGTTGACGCACGAACAGGTCGACGGGATGCGGGCGGCGTACCGCCGCAGCGAAGCGGACTATGCCAAGGACGCGACGACGCGGATCGCCGGACGCGCGGCCAAGTACATGGCGACCATCGGCGCCACCGCGGCATTCGTCCACGCGGTCGGATGCCCCAAGCCCGAGGGCGGGGCGGACGCCACGCTGGCGTGGATCTGGCAGCAGGTCCTCAAAGCGTGCGGCGAGGCGGACCAGGCGCTCAGGGCGCTGGAGACGACGTGGGCGTGGATCGGCTCAAACGGCGAGTTCTTCCACAGCCCGGACTCTGTGACGAAACCGCCCCCTGGTGGGTGGCTCGGGTGGAAGTCGTCCGGCGGCGACTACTGGCTCTGCTCGTCGGCACACCTGCGGCGGGTGCTGCAACAGGCTGGGTTCGGCGAGCCTGGCACGATCTTCCGGCAGTGGGCCGCCCGGGGATGGACCAAGACGGCGAAGGGGCGCACCGACTACCGGATGCCGGTGCAGCCCCCGAACCTCGACACGCGACCCACCGGCATCGCCCTGCTCGCCGAGAGCCAGGACGCGATGGACGGCCTCGACGAGCGTTGAGGGGGCGGTCCGTCGCAATGTCGCAGATCGCCTTGACGCGATCCGTGTGACGCTGTAATGTGGCGTTGCGTGTGGGGAATCAGCAAGTCAACGTCGCAGGCGGTCGCAAGCCGTCGCAAGTGACTTGCGACGTAAGGTGTATCGGTGGAACGCCAACTATGCGGCGGTTTCACCGCCACGTCGCAACGTCGCCGCCAAAAGCCCCTATAGGGATCGGGGAAATGGATCATACCCCTGTGGTAAGGGTGTACCCATTTGGCGAAAATGCTCTGCGACGATTTGGGGTGCGACATTGCGACGTATATATTCTAGTTGAGGTAAAACATAACTAGAAGGTAGACAAGTCACGTCGCAAGATCCGTCGCAAGCCGTCGCAACCGTCGCAAGTAGAGGACGCTCAAGGGGGCGCAGAGGTGAGGGCGTGGAGGGGAAAGCACCGACGGCGACGATCACAACGACGCCCGGGAGGAGGAAGGACGCACGGATGAGCAGGGGCGCGGCATGTCCCCATCGCCCCACGGGTAGCCACGGGCGACCGCACCCGCTATACTCCGAGCATGTCCAGCACCCCGGCACACACCCCCGACACCGAACGCCGCCCCCGTGAGCGCGTAGGGCTGTCCCTGAGCCCCGCGGACCTCCACCGACTCGACCAGGCGAGGGGGAGGGCTTCACGGGCGACGTGGGCCCTGCATCGGGTGCTCGACGCGCTGGACGAGGCGGAGGCGGGGTGCGAGGGGCAGGAGGGGCGGCGGTGATGGTGCGGTTTATTTCGGCACTACGCCAGCTATTTGGAAATCGCGGGCATCTTCCTCACCCCCCGTTGCCTCGCCCACCTGGATCAAGTACACTGACACCGCCCGGTTACACGCTCCAGCGGAGGCGACATGGCAGGAAACGGCGAGAGGTCAGTAGTGCTGCCCGCTCTCGACAAGGTGGGGGCCTACGGGATCGGCGCCGACTACGGGGACGAGGGTGACTACGCCGCTGCAGTCCTCGTGCAGCGCGTCAAGGACGGCCTGATGGTGGTCGACCAGGTCACCGGCACCGAGGGCGAAGTCGAGGTGAAGGTGAATGAGTGGGCGAAAACGCACAGCCTGGCCGTTGTTCGTGACGCCCTGAACCAGCCACTGCCCCCGCTCATCGACCGCCCGCCCGCATCATCACGCGAGCCAGCCCCGGCGACCGCCCCCGTCCTCTTCGACGCCTTCACCGTCGTCGTCGACACCGAGACGACGGGCTTCCCGGGCCAGGACTGGGCCCGCGTCGTCGAGCTCGGCGCGGTCTTGCTTGATTTTTACGGCCACGAGGTCGCCTGCATGTCGACCCTCGTGCGGCCCGACATCCTCGACGAGCGTGCAGACCAGGCGCTCGCGGTGAACGGCATCACCCGGGCGATGCTCGAACACGCGCCACCCGAGTCGGGTGCGAAGGTGCTGTTCGAGTCCCTGTTGCGCCGCGCGGCGGGCCCGATCATCGTGACGGCGTTCAGCGTCGCCTTCGACGCGCCGATGATGGTGCGCACGGGTATCCGCTGCTCGTCCACCGATCCGGCCTACATCGCCGCACACGGTACCGCCCTGTGGTGGTCGTGGGGCCACTGCATCATGCTGGCGGCCCACGACCACATGAGGGCCCGCAGCGTCACCATCGCCGACCGCAAGGGCCGGGCGAAGAACAGCGTGAGCCTCGCCGCCGCCTGCACCCACTTCGGCGTCGAGCAGGGCCAGGCCCACCGCGCCCTCGACGACGCCCGAGCTGCCGCCCGTGTGCTCGTCGAGATGCGCAGGCGGGAGATGGCGGGGGTACCGGTCGCCGACGCGGCCACGGCCCCCACAGCCCCGGCAAACGCCACGCTGGACACACTCGACATGGACGCCATCGACTACACAGGAGCCTGACGTGAACAACCCGACCCTGGACCTCTGGTTCACCTACCACCCGCCCACCCAGGAGCAGGCCCCGCACTACGCCGCGATCCGCCTGGCTGAGTGCAACGCCGCCGACCTGTGCGGCTGGCTGGCCCGCTGCATCGCGGGTCACGACTCCATCGACAGCGCCAACCCCTACGACCGAGTGAACAGCCACTGCCGCGCGTTCGCCGAGGTTATCGTCGAGTACACGCCCCCGGTCGCTGACCAGACGGCGGCGATCCGCTGCATCCGGCTCGCCCGCAACGCGCTCAACGAGGCGATCTCGCTGCTCGCGTCACCGGCCATGCCGGAAGCGGCTGACCTGGAGCGGCTCAACGGGATCGCACGCGATCAGCTCCGGATGGCCCGGTGGTGGGCGTCGTCGGCCATCGCCTGCCGGGAGCCTTCATGATCCACGTCGACATCAGCAGCATCCCGGCCGAGGCCTACATCATCCGGGTCACCATGACCGACCACGCGCAGTGGGACATCCCGGAGGCCAAGCAGTCCGTCTTCGTCGACATCGAGATGCCCCGCGGCGACACCGGCACGATCCGCGTCGGGTGGACAGAGAGCCTCCTGGATGAGGACGGCGCGAGGCTTCTGGCCCGCTGCTTCAAGGCGTTGGCTGGGCGGCTTACCGTGAAGACGGACATCCCGTCCGACCCCGCCCCGCTGTCCGACACCGTCACCCAGATCCTGGAGTCCGTCGAGCGGATCACGGGCTGCAACCGGCCCGAGGAGATGCTGAACTGGCTGGAGGCGTGGGAGATGACGCGCGGGGAGGCAGCCGGGAAGAGGCCGCCGACCCTGCGCGAGGACATCGCGTCGGCCATCAACCGGCACAGTGCCGAGAACGGGTCGAACACGCCTGACTTCATCCTGGCCGCCTACCTGGTGGGCTGCTTGGAGCAGTTCGACGTGGCGATCAAGGCCAGGGAGCAGTGGTGGGCGGGGCGGCCATGACGGACTACGCCGAGCGAGAGGAGGCCGCCATCGCCCGGCTGCGCGCCCAACCCGGCTGGAAATGGCACGGCCTCTACGTGCATCCTCGACGGGGCACGGGCTACGCGCTGATCGAGTCGCTGGCGAAGTGCCCGCTGCCCGACTGTACGCCCATGGTTCGTGTCACGCCCGATAACGGGGTGCTGCCCTTCGACGAGGTCCCCTCTCGGTCCGTCTACGTCACCATCTTCGAGCACGGCACACCACCCATCACGACGCGGATTCCATCCACCGCCGACGGATCAGAGCCATGACCGAGCCCACCAACACCGCCCCCTTCATCACGCCGATCGATCGTATGCGCTGGCTCACCCGCCTCAACGCGGCGGCAGCGGCTCACCCCCTCGCCCAGCAGTCCGGCGCCAGCATCCGCTACGAGCTGCTCCCACCGGCCGAGCCAGCAGGACCGCCGGCCGGCGTGCTGTCGGTCGGCGTCCTGGCGCTGGCCCCCAGCGTGAAGATCGAGCACCCGATCCCGGTGTCCGACTTCGACCTGCTCGTCACGCGCACCGCCGAGCTCGACGACCACCGCCTCGGCTTCTTCGTCGAGCCGCTGATCGTGCGAGCCACCGTCGCCACAACCTACGCCGTCCTCGAGTCGGTGCTGCGAGCGGCGGACGAGTTCAACGTGCTTCACGACCTGCTGGCCCTCGTCCAGCTCATGCTCGACGCCGACGGCAAGCCCCCGCCCGCCGCGGAGGTGGTCCGCGCGCGTGGGCCGCTGGAGTTGCCCGGGGCGAACAACCGGGCGGCGCGGAGGCGGCGATGATGACCGAGATCAAGCGCGACACGGTGCCCGAACCCATGCCCGCCTGGGTGACAACCGACAAGGTGTACGCCGGCTACTGGATGATCCCCGGACTGCCGGACACAGTGGGGCAGGACGGCTACTTCAGGGTCACCCGGAAGGCCGGCGTTGGCTGCGTCGTCTGGGGTCTGTCCCTGTGGAGCCCTGGCGGTGTACTGCCTAACCGCTGGGGCTACCACGCGTTCGGGCGGACGGTGCAGGAACTGGAGGCGCTGTACCCCCACCTCCGCTGGTACCCCGACATTGACCGGGTGCGGGAGATGGAGGGTCGCCGTATCGACCAGTTGATGGAGGGCCGGCGCCCGGATGAAGACGAGGTGCTGGGCCACAATCGGCTCATCGTCGCGCCACAGCCACCCCCGATCTTCCACAGTCAACCCGGCCCGCCCGAGGTCTTCCCCGGGCCCACCCCTTCCAAGGAGTCTACGATGCCGCCGGAATCGACCCCACAGCACCTCCGCGATGACCGCCTGCCCCAACTCCTGAGCGGCCCCGAGGTCGCCCGCTACCTCGGCATTCAGCCCCAGACTCTCCGGATGTGGCGATTGAGGGGGATTGGCCCGAAGTACATCCGGCTCGGAAAATCAAGCGGTGCCCGCGTGGTCTACCGCGCCGCCGCCATCGAAGCGTGGCTCGCCGAGCGCGAGGCGACGTCCACGGCTGACGAGACGGCCCGCGGATGACGCCGAGTGATATGCGCCGATTGCGATCACTGATCCAAAGTGGTACAACAGAGTCGCGAGGAACCCCACAGGAGGCCCGATGCCCCAGATCCAGGTGAACTCTCAGGACAACTTCGCAGACCTCATCGAGGAGATGCGAGTCAAGAACGCCACGGGTGAGGGGCCCGCCGCTCCCCCTGCTCACAAGCCGATGCTCGACAGCCTCGACGACTTCGAGCGGGTGAGCCGGCACGCCATCCAGGCCCTGATGGAGGAGCAGGAGGTCACGCCAGAGCTCGTGGCCCGCATCCGCAAGAACCGCCACCAGATGCTGGGATCGCTCTGGGCCCCCCACGCCGCCGGCTACATCAACCAGGTCACGGACGGGGCCTGGTTCGCCATGATCCAGACCGCGATCAAGACCAAGCTGCGCGACCTGACCCACCGGCGCAGCGGCAAGTGGGTGCTGATCTACGCCGACTGGAACACGATCTTCAAGCACTACACCGACAAGCGCGGCAAGTTCGTCGGCCAGGAGGGCAAGCAGGAGGAGCGCACCGTCAGCCGCCGCGAAAGGCACTTCTACCTCCCGATGGTGTTCGGCGAGGTGACGGGTGCGGCGCCGCTCACGTACTCCGAGGTCGACGGGACCGTGGTGACCGGGATGCGCAACATGGACCCCGCCCTCGCCCAGGCCATGCAGGACATCGCCGCCAACGCGGGCAGCAACGGCAAGGCGACGGTCGCCTACGAGTCGGACAACGCCGAGCTGCGCGACCGCCTCGCCCGCCTGGAGGCCGCCCTGCTCGCCGCCACCACGCCCACGGCGCCCGCCCCGGCCGCCGCCGCCGCCGCCAACGGCGGCGAGGACAACCCAGTGGCGCCCGATCCCCTGGCCGAGTTCCGCCGCCAGCTCGACGGCTCCCCATCCAAGGTCCCGATCCGGAAGCCCCAGCGGGGCAAGTCGTGAGCTGATGGGCCTGAACCTCACCGGGCTCGGGACGCGGCGCGCTGAATTCCACCCCTCGTTCGTCGTCGGCTCCCTGCTGGCGACGGCGCTACCGCCGTCAGTCGTCGGGACGCATGTGCCCAAGCGGTGGATCGCGGGCGGCAGGGTGGAGTTCTTCACCGGTCACGTCATGTCCTGGCGGGCGATTATCGGGTGTGTTCGCTGGCCTGGGCGTGTCAGGCGGATGGGTGGGGGCGTCCTCGAGTTGCAATTCGACGACCGCGAATGGGCGCAGCACGAGTTCAGGACCTTCAACCGGCAATGGTACGCCCGCTGTGCCGGGTGCGGCGGAAACAAGCGGGTGCTGTACTACCCCAGGCCCACGAGGTGCCACGTCTACGAAGGCGCCGGTGCCATCTGCGCCAGGTGTGCTCACGTCATGGTGGGCAGCTTCCACGGCCACGGCAAGCCCATCACGGCCCTGGTCCACGCAGCGAGGGCCGGCGACTGGGACGCCCTCGCCCGGGAGCAGGCCACAGGCCTTCCTGGGGGACTCCGCGTCAGGATGGCGATGGAGTACGCGGGGATCGTGCCGCGCATCGTCGTGCCAGGCCTCAACGAGACGCGTGTACTCCGCATCCTCGACGCCCACGCCGAACCCATCGAGGAGGGCGCCCATGCCAGCCAGCACGCCTGACGACCTGGGCCCGACGCTGGTGAGGTTCCTCCGCACGCAGGGCTGTATGCGGACATGGAGCTCGCGCGAGATCGGCGAGGCGTTCGGGGTGACCGGCGCCTACATCCGCAACATCGCCCGCGGTCAGGTCATCCGGGCCGAGCGCGCACGACAGTACCTGCGGATCGCGATGGTCGAGTACGACTACCCCCGCGTCGTGATCGTGGTGGACCCCGAGTCAGACTCGACGTGGATCTCGATGGTCGACGGCGACACCGGGCCGGGAGATGTGGCCCCCGATGGCGGTGCGTCATGAGGTGCGGCTGCTGTGGCGACATGCTGGACGCGATGGGCCAGTGCGAGTGCTACACGGGCGCGTGCCCCAACCGGAAGCCACACCCCGTCATGGTGCTCCTCGACGAGCCGGTGAACACGCGGCCCATCTCGGCGCCCGCGGTGGCACGGAGCGACTTCGGGGGGCAGCGGGTAGACTGGATGCAGGCCCTGGTGGCCGACGGAGGCGACGATGGCGACGACGCGCACGATGACACCTGACGAGGCGCTCCGGGCGGCGAGGTACAGGCTCATCCTGGAAAGCGAGAACCAACAGCGCCCGGCAGCAGAGCGCATGGACGACGCGCAGATCACGTCGGACGCACGCGAGGCGGCGGTCGAGGGCCACCTGAACGAGCACGGGAGGAAGGTCCGATGACGGCAAAGAAGCCACGGAAGAGGATCGAGCCGCGCGTGAAGCCGCGGGAGTTCACGCCCGGCGCCCGTCAACAGCGGGCCCGTGACATCGCCCGGGCGCTGTGGTGGGACTCGATGTCCCGGCAGGTGTCCTGCACCCTCGAGGCCACCATCGGCGTGGTGGGTGGCGAGGTCACGTTCTGGACGGGCGAGTGGGTGAAGGCCAGCGACGGCCGGGTGACCGAGGAGAAGGTGATGGTGGCGTGCCCCTGGGTCGGGCCGCCCCTGACGCGTAAGGAGTGGGACGAGTGGGAGGGGGTCCCCGGCTTCACGGCCTGGTGGTTGTCCGCGTTTCCGACGGCGCAGGGGTTGACAAAACTCGACCTGATCCGCCTCGACGGCGCGTTCTGGCGCGAGGTCAGCCGCCTCGTCGAGTCGGGCGACCCGGCCGGGCTCAACCTCTACTCGCGGATGCACGGACTCCAGGGCGACCCCGCGGCCGACGCGGCCGAGATCGCCCGGCACCTCAAGGTCGCGCAGGCCAGCGCCTGGATGACGCCCACTGCGGAGGCGTAGATGACGGGCGCCCACGTCCCCGACTGGGGCGCCTACCTGAACTGGGTCTGGACGACGAGCACGGGGCGACGGGCCTACATCGCCAACCTCCACATCGAGAAGCGCGACCCCCGCGACCCGCCAGGCCCGTTCGTCCACCCGCACCCGATGCAGGTCGAGGCGCAGCCGGCCTACGAGGACCCGGCGGTCACCCAGACGATCGACGTCAAGGCCCGGCAGGTGGGCCGCTCGACACAGGAAGCCGCCAACCAGCAGGCCTCGGCTCACGCCGCGCCGTTCCCCTACAAGGTCCTGATCGCGACGAACCACCAGAGCACGACCGACTCCTCGATGCGGCGCTACCGGGTGTTCGTCGACCACATGGCGTCCGGGCTCAAGCGCCACGGCCCGGTCCGCCTGAACCTGTCGAAGAACTCGGTCATCTTCGAGCGCAACGACGCCCTCATCCAGCACGTCACCGTCGGCGGCTCGACTGAGGCGAAGTCGTGGAACTACCACGCCGTCGTGTGCGAGGAGATGGGCAAGTGGGTGAACGCCCGCACGAACTGGGCCTCCATCCAGGCGACCGTGCCCGACAACTGCCCCACGCACATCATCTCGACGCCGACCGGGCCGGGCACGCTGTACGCCGAGAAGGTCCGCGGCGCCCGCCGCGCCGTGGCCCTGGGCGACAAGTCGGTGCGCGTCAACTTCTGGCCGTGGTACCGGCATCCCGAGTATCAGACCACGCCGCCGGACGGGTGGGAGCCGGACCAGGAGGAGGTCGCCTACGCCGAGGACATCGGCCTCCAGATCGCGGACGCGGAAACCTTGGCCCGCCTCTACTGGAGGCGCCAGAAGATCAGCGGACCCAGGGGTGTTGGCCTTGAGGAATTCCGCAAGGACTACCCGTCCAATCTCGACGAGGGCTTCCTCGCTTGGGAGGGCGGCTGGTTCGACATCGCGTGGCTCAACCACCTGATCACGCTTCAAGAGGCCGCCGACAACCCGGCAGGCGAGATCCGCTTCTACCGCCGCCCGGACGTGACCCGCTCCTACTGCATCGGCGTCGACCCGTCGTGGTGCAACGGCGGCGACTTCGCGGTCGCCATCGTGCTCGACGACCTGGGCCGCATGTGCGCCGTGCTCACCTCACGCTTCGGCGGCGAGGTCGACTTCTCGCGCAAGGTGAGCACCCTCGCCCGCATGTACGGCGGCGCGCTCACCCTCGTTGAGAGCAACGCCATCGGAAAGCAGGTGATCCGCTTGCTCTACGACGAGGGCGTCAACCTCTGGCGGGACACGTCGAGCGGGCACCCGAAGGACTGGGTGACGACGGGAGGCAGCCGCGAGGCCATGCTGTCGCAGCTCCGTCAGGAGGTCAACGTGGGCGCGCTCCTGATCCCCGACCTCGAAACCCTGCGCGAGATGACGCACTTCCGCGAGCACAACGGCCGCCTCCAGGGCCAGGACGGCCACACAGACGACCACGTCCTCGCCCTCGGCCTCGCCGCGCGGGCCAGGCGGGACCTCCCGACGGTTGAAACCCGCCAGTATCGCCCCACCAGGGGCAGATCGGCGCTACAACAGCGGACAGGACGTATCGATCCGCACGCCCTGGCCCGGATGGCGACCCCGTGAGCACCGACGACATCACGATCAACGACGACCCCAAGCCGGAGCCGACGACCCCTCGCCAGCGCCGTCAGCGCGCCATGGCTGCCCTGGCTGAGCACGACGCCTTCTGGAAAGAGCGGCAGGCCGAGCTCGCAGGAGTGGCCGCCGTCTACGAGACGAGGTGGTGGCAGTGGGTGATCGGCGAGGCGAAGGGCGAGGTGAGCGAGGAGATCAAGTCGATTTCCAACCGGTACGAGACGAACAAGATCAAGCCCGCGGCGTCGGCCTACTACGCCAACCTGTTCCCGCGCTCCATGCGCGTCGACGTCTCCCCGTCAGCAACCACGACGGGCGACCCCGACAAGGCCGGCCTGGTCGTCAACGACTGGATGTTCGCCGCCGAGCAGCGCCAGCGGTGGGACTCGGCGGTGCGCCAGGCCCTGCTCTACCCGGGCGTGTGCTTCCGGTTCGCCGTCAACCACGAGGACTGCGCCAAGCCGCCGCCCGACCGGGTCGAGCTCTACGTGTGCCCGATCTGGGAGGCCGTCATCGACCGCGAGGTCTACGACGTGCGCCACCAGCGGTTTCGGGGCCACGTCGGATGGCGACCCCTGGAGCAGGTGGCGGCCGAGTACAACCTGCCCAAGGACAAGCTGGCAGGCCAGTACCGCAACGACTTCCTCGACTCGCGCGGGTCATCACGCGGCACGGCGCAGAGCCCCGGCGCTCAGGACTCCACGTCAACCTCGCTCGTCGGGACCGAGGCGAAGTGGGTGCGGGTGATGGAGCTCTGCAACTTCGCCGAGGACTACGTGGACGACGACGGCGAGGTCTACCGCGGCTCCTACGAGGTCTACCTGCTCGACCAGCCTGCCGAGTTGGCAGGCAAGGACGAACCCCTCTACGTCGGCCCGATGCCCGGCCTCGACGCCGACGGCGAGCCGGCCCCGCACATCTTCGTCCACTTCTTCGAGACGCGCGCCGAGTACCCGCTCCAAGGCCTCGCCCCCGCCGCGCAGTGGATGCCCCAGCAGCGCGAGCTCAACGCCTACCGCTCGCAGATGGCTGACAAGGCATCCCGCGACAAGGTGATCTGGGTGGGCGCGCCGGGCATGAGCAGCGACGAGAAGAAGAAGGTGGTCAGCGCCAAGGACATGGAGGTGCTGTTCCCCGACCAGAAGACCTGGAAGGAGATCGGCTCGGACG